TGTGCTCTGAAAAGCTGAAATAGGTGTTATATCGCATTTAGCCATTATAAAATATTTAATACTCTCAGTATATAACCTACGTTTTTTATAAATATTAATATGGCATCAGGAGATATACACATTTCAGTAGTACCGGCTGCATCAGCAGTCGCACCTTACACCCGCGTTAACGAATACGGTAAAACAGTTACTCTAAGAGAAAAGAGTATTGCAAATGAACCGGCCTTATTAGCTGAATATATTAATGGTCAGCAAGCTGCGTCGCCGGCTAAAACCTTAATACAGGTATTAGATGGTAAGAATCGTTTAGTACTCGTACTTAAAGAGTCTTAATTTTTTAAACTGCTGGTTCTGGTGGCGCTTCTGCAGCAGGTGCATCATCAACCGCAGCCTCGCCTGTATCAGCAGGGGCTCCTCCGAATGCAGGCGGCTCTCCTGGAGCAGCGCCACCCTCTACACCGCCACCCTCAGCTGGTGCGCCTTGAGCTGCATCTTTCCAACTAGGACCGGCGCCTTGAATCTGCGCTAATTCCCATTGTACCTCAGCATCTTTACGAAGGAGTTCTCTATTCGCTTTAATATCAGTTTCGGACCAGCCAAGGTATTTCATTTGACCGTATGTAGCTGATATAAATTCATTAGCAACAAGATTATTATATGTCGTGGTTTTTAATTCAAGTTTTTGATTCTCTCTTAGCTCGTAAAAATTAGTAGGTACATTAAAATGTAAATGTATTTGAGACTCTTTTAAAGAGTATTTCTTTTTTAGTCCTTTTAATTCTAAATGTGTTAAAAATCCTCTCTTTAACCCGCTAGCGAATTGCCGCTGTAACCTAATAATAAACTTAGCGAATTTAAGCTCTTCTCTTAGAATCTCCTGGCCGTCGCTAAATGTTGATTCAGGGTTAACCCTATTGGTAGGCACCTTTAAAGCTTTATACAGCTTATTAACGAAGTACATTAAGTCTGTAAGTTCGCCTAAATTAGCACCACCAGCTAGCTGAGTTACATTAGTACCATCTGAACCAGCTCTTTTGGCGAACCAGAAAGAGTCAAGCATTGACTGAGGATTAAATTTTTGAACAGCTCCAGATTGATTAACATCGAATGTCTTTTTTGACCAATATGATTGCATTAGCTTTCTAAGATAAGCTTCAGCTTTTGGCGGAGACATATTACCAACATCTACATTAAACACTAGACGCTCTGGAGCTCTAACCAATCTATATATAACAATACTATCTTCAACTAATGATAATTGACGATATGCTCTACGTGCGTTTTCTATAAACGGCAATCTAAAAGTTTTATCTTGATTCCATATACCTGAATTAACATATGATACCTGGTTATCATCCATCGGTACAAGCTCGACCTTCTCTACCTTATTCGGCTTATTAGGATCGAATACTGGCTTACGTAATATAAAGCCTTTAATAAGCATGTTCTGAATATTATCATATACAACATCTACAAGATCAGATGGTAGATGTACGACACCGAGAATGCCTTCATCGGTATACTTCTTATGTATAATATGTTCGAAGAAAACTTCTCCTTCGATCAACATCTGTCTAAAATATTCAAACCCCTTTTTCTCTAAATTATAGTAGTTAATATATTTGTCAAACTCAGCAGTTATCTTGCCCTTATCACTATCTTCTAAAATTGTATCTCTAAAGTCTAAATTAACTATCTTCCCATTCTCATCTCTATTAACAACTTCATCACAAATTTCATCTAGAGCATCAGCAATTTCGGAAAATGAAGCCATTACTCTATAATCACGGAGCCTTCCACCTTTATTTTCTTCAATATTAGCATATACTAACTCAGCGTATTGAGTTTCTGTTCCGAATTGACCAGGCGCTACATTATTATAATCGTTGTTATATAATACAGACTGACCAGCTAAAGCTTCCGTCCTTTTTACTCCTGTGTCTTGAAAGACTTCATACTTAGGATTTAAGTTACCTATAATATCATTCGCATTAGGAGTTTGATATGGTAGTTTATTTGTAATATTTTTGAAAATACCTGAATTAAAAAATGATCTTTTATTATCGTCTGCCATGGTCTATTAATATTTAATTAAGAAGTTATCTTAATAAAGGTCGTATTACCGCTAAATGTTTCTGTTTCTAATGTATTACCACTATTTGAATAGCCAGTCTTATTATAAGGTATTAATACAATCTCAGCCGGGTGAGTGTTGTTTATAGTCATTTTCTGACCTGCAGAAAGGGGATACGGTCCGAAGTAATTGCCGACAGCACTACTACCATAATTATGGTCATAAAAAACTTGCATTCCAACTACATTTGATATATTTGGTGGTGTAGCTACGCTTACTGCAGATAGAACTCCATTACTCGCAAATACTCCGGTACCGTCGTTCAAAGGAAACTCCACACTTCGATAACCAACAGATTCACCTATAAAGGGTCCTGTTATAGTTATCGAATGACCAGCATCACCGTTCCCTAGAGTACCTGTACTCAGATGATCGAACGATGTTACTACGTCTGATGAAACAATTGCAAAACTTGTACCTGATGTTTCAAAGTATAAATTGTTCTCTATAGCATTCCCATTAGATTCCGTACCGCCTGATACTATAGTAAATTCATTATTAAGTTTTGGTAATGTTAATGAAATAGTGTTGTCATCTATAACTGAAAAAGTTATAGGTTGACCTGATATATCAGGCTGTCTCATAAATCCAGACAGAGCTGTTAAACTAGTATATAGGTGAGGTTGATTTGTACTCAGTAACATACCCTCTGTACTATTAAACGATGTACCGGTTAAAAGTATATTTTGTGCAGTTAGCGAATCGAGTTCTGTCGTTAGACTGTCCAACATCTGAACACTATTATAAGAAATACTTGTAATATGAGGAGAAGAAGCTATCTTAATAAAGGTCGTATTACCGCTAAATGTTTGTGTTTCTAAAGTTAAATCGCTAAATGAATAGCCAGCTTTATTATATGGTATAAATCTAATATCATCAATCGCACCATCTCCACCAGAGAGAACGGGCGTTGTAAAGGTTATAGTATTATCATTTACAATAGTAAAAGGTATAGATTGACCGCTTATTGCAGGTTGCCTAGTAGTCGCTGATAATGAAGTAAGCGAAGTATATATGCTACTATTATTTGAACTAATTAAAACCGTTTCTGTATTAGCAAATCCAGTACCATTTAATAAAACAGTTCCGGCGCTCGCTGTACTTACTTGCGATGATGTAAGAGTAACATCATCGAACATCTTAACACCATTAAAATATATATCTGTAATATGAGGAGAGCCAGATAGTTCAAAAGATTCAGTAGGAGAATTTTCATCTTTCATACTTTCATAACCGCTAATAAGATTTACGGCATTAAAGTTCTGGTCAATATAAAATATATTACCTACAGGGTCATCTACATCTTTAAACATCCAGCCCTTGATTGTAAAGTTTGTATCAGCTGTTATACGTGCTTTTTGAGACCCGTTTAATTCTGTTGGGTAATTTAAACCTACATTACCATCCCATAATACCTCTGACCTTATTTCTTGATCGGTCGATAAATTAAAATCTTTAGGTACCTTCCACGATATAACAACATAGGGATTAGAGAATGGTATAAAGTTACTTAGGATTTGATCCATATCTGTTTGATATCTCGTTAATATAGATACGCCTAAGTTAATATTAACAGGTACCGGTGGTTTAACATGGCGAGATGTTCTTTCTTCACCGCTCGTACCTGAGTAATAGAACCCATCAAGTTTATTGAAAACACGGGTCGTATCTCGTGCTACACTCTTTATACTAACAGCCACTACAGGTAATGTAATGGTTTTATTCTCATTGATAATGTCATACATTACTCTCTCTTTAGGAGCGTACACATATCTGACGTCAATCTTATCGAGCTCGTCTCTATTCTTATTATATCTACCTATAACAATATCATCAAATGCCGCAATAAACTGCGTCACCATATCTTTGATCTCAAAATGGAATGCTCTACTCTTCACTATTAATATTTATTCCCACGGGTAGACCAGCCAGTCATCATTTTCAATAATAGATCCATATATACCTTCCGGCCACTCTGTATTATATCTCTTCGAGCATGCGCTAAAGATAACATCGTTAATTTCGCCTCTATCAAAGTGGTAATCTAGATATTTAGCGGCCTCCTTAAAAGTCTTACCTGAATCGTTTATATCGTCTACCACCAATACATTACCAAATAGGACGGGGTTACCATAAAATTGAGTAGCTTCTACGTCTCTCGTTCTAACACCTAACTGCTGTAGGTTGTTATTACCCAGTCTATATGCTAGCATAGTTGCAGGTATCATACCGCCTCTTGCTAAACCAAGGATGGTATCGATCTTTTTATCTTTAATTTGTTCTAATATATTATCTACGTATAGATCTATAGTATCCCATGTAACAGGAAGCTTAACCATACATTAATTATATACTACCTTTTACGTTTTGCAAGTGTTATCTTTCGCTTATACATTGGTGTTTCCATCTTCTTTTGTATCTCATCTAATGCTTTAATTTTATGAGGTAGAACAGCTTTCTCAGCTGTTATCTTGCTTACAATATTAGGAATACTATCATCAAATAAAGCCTTAAGACTAGATCTTATATCCTTCTCTAAAGAATCTAATCTATACCTACCTAAACCAACTACAATTACTTCAGGATTTTCTGGTGTAATCTTAGTTGTTTCAGAATTATATATGTAACCTGATACTTCTTTCTCTTCATCAGAGGATAAATCAGGACCGGTCGGCATTCTAGCATCGCTAACTTTAGCACCGTCATTCATACCTTTAAAATTCTTATAGTTACTATTTTTAATATCATACTCAGGTCTAAACTTTAGATTCTTATCGTCGCGCTGCTGCGATAGGCCGACCCCGTCCTGATTTAAATAAGCTTCATTTATATTCCTATCCTCTTCTCTCATAATATTATTTATACTAAGTCAATAAATCTCTCTACTAATACTTCCCATTCTGCACATTCAAGCTCAAGTTTATTTTTTACATACTTATCATTACGATCATCAACATCTTCTTCGGTGTAGTTAATATGTCTTTCTGATATACCTTGCACTTGAGATTGTACCCAGTGCCTGTACTCATGAACGAGGCTCTTTATGAAGAAAGCTCTTCGCTCTTTAGCGCTAGTGCACTCATGACACATCGTAGCTACCTCTATCTCATCTTCTCCCCAGAAGTACTGAGAATCATGACCTTTGCATCCTTTAACTACAATCTCATAATCCCACCACTTCCTAGTGGGTACCAGATTATTAGTTACAAACATTAGATAGTTCTCTAACTTCCTCTTATCTATCTTATGCTTCTTAAACTTCTCACGGATTTCTTTACTACATTTAAGCTTTATAACAATCATAAGGTACTCTACTATTATATCACAGTTCCTTATTTATTCCGGAAAGCAAAAAAGCTATTAAGATATTCTTTCCAGTATAATATGCAAATAGTAATTCTTAGCTAAGTTATGGCTATAGTTACTATGCTCCGGAACTTCCTCGATATACGTATTTTCGATAGACATCTTAAAATTCTCAGGTACCCAATCACCATAATATTTTTTAATATTATCAGTAACGGCGCTATCGCTAACACTATCAACAAACAAATCGTTAAAGAAACTTACCTTACCACCTTTTTTTATTAACTTAAGAGCGCGGTCAGAAAATAGATGCTGTTCATGATCTTCATATGTGTCAAAATATATGGCATCAAAGTGATCTTCGGGTAGATCCTCATATACATCTTGCCACCTATCAAAGAAGCATTTAACACCCGTCTTCTTATCCCATCCATCGTCGGCCATCCTTTTACATACATCAGGGTGACCTTCTATTATCCAATGCTCTGATGGGTTATACTCCTGTATATATGTGTCGATAATACCCATCCCAAAGCCTACGTTCAAAATCTTAATATCTTCTTTACCCTCGCATAGATAACGACTTATATCTAACATCATAGGTCTTTCCCATTCCATCATAACATAGTCTAGTACTTCAGTATCAGTACATAACTCGCCGTTATCATCATATTTTAACGTTTGCTCTAAAAACGTTTTATTAAGCTCTGGATTTGGTTTATAAGGTAACATATATTTTAAAGGCTTCGCGCCGCAGGCGCAAAAAAAATCTCAGCATAGCACCATGCCGAAGGCCATTATGCCGCTCTTCGGCGGAAATGATTAGCAGTATCCTAGGTTACGTCTGCGACGTCTTTCAGCTGCTGCTGCGGCTTCTTGCGCATCAACAACACCGTCTTTATTAGTATCAGCTTCGTTATAAACCACCTCAGCTTCTTCAGCAGCGAATACAGCAGCAATCTCTTTCACTAATTTAGATTTTGAATATCTCTTATCGAGCTCGATACCTTTAGTACGGCCTAGCTCTTCGAGTGCGTCTTTGGATAATTGTTTTAGAGTATCTTTTGTCATACGAATATTTAATAGTTTTACGGTTAATATCAACAAAATGCTTTAAATAAATTTATGTACCAATATAAAGCAATTATTACAAAAGTGGTCGACGGTGATACTGTTGATGTAGATATCGATTTAGGATTTGAAGTATGGCTACGTAATCAGCGTATTAGACTGTATGGCATTGATACGCCTGAGTCTAGAACGTCTGACAAGGTAGAAAAGGTGTTCGGCAATCTTGCTAAAGAGAAGATACTATCCTTCTGCCCTGTAGGTGCTAAGATTGTCTTACAGACTAAAGCTGATGATAGTAGAGGTAAGTACGGCCGTATATTGGGAGAGCTTATTGTAGACGATGTTAATGTTAATCAGTATATGGTCGATAATAGCTATGCCGTAGAGTACTTCGGTAAATCTAAAGGCGACATTGCTGAGGAACAATTGCGTAACAGACAAGTGATATTGGAGCGCGGTGAAGTTACTCTATAGTGTAGTACTTCTATTGTTCCTTACCTCCTGTAAAATTACTCCAGGAACTGATCGGCACACGGAACTAGATATAAGTGTTCCCGATTCAACGTTCCTAATGGAATGGTAGCAGTTCCAACGTGCCGCGGCGAATAGTTCCCTTTCTATATATAGAGAAGTTCCGCGCGCTAAAAAAATTTTGTAGCATGGGGAACCCCGATATCTAAAAACGGAACTCTATAGTCAGAGAAGTCCAATGGCGTGCTCTCTCAGCGCGGGTCTCAGAGAGAGCGGGCCGTTCATAGAGGAACCCCGCCTCATCTAGAAACGGGGTCCCTTCTCAACAAACAACTACAACTAGATCCTATTCAGGATCGGCAAAGAAGGGCCGAAGCTT